GCACATACTATTCCACCTTGATTTACGCCACCGTCACATCGATTGTGACGGCCGATTTCGCCACATTGGGCGGTTCCAGCGATGAAACGATCAAGGTTGGCCACACATTGGAAGGGGCCGGATTCGAACGTGTGGGGCGGCTAAATCTTGTGGATTTACCGCGCTATCTTCGGATGGTTCCAGCGGATGTTGGTTCACCGTCGGCGGGGAACGTGGAAGGAATGTTTGTTCTGTTTTCTTCCAAAACGCTTTCGGTGGAACAAATCATGCATGGGGCCGGGGCTGATTTCAACATCACGGTGGCCGCATAAATTCGGCGGAAATAGGTTCGCCGAATAAAGTTGGGGGTTCGGTTTCGCCGAATGCGAAAGCCGATTCCCGACGGCGGAAACATGTGGTTGAAGCCGAATCCCCTACTATCTTAAATCGGGAAGGTGGAAAATGGAAAGCAACGAAAATTTACCCGTGGTAATTCCGGGCCAACCGAATCCGCACGCACACAAACCAACACCAAGGGAAATTCCTTCGGATTGGTCGCCACCGGGCAATCAACCGGGGCCACGAACGGGGGCGGTTTCACGTTCAAACCAACAACCACAACCGCTTGCCACACGCCATTTGGATCCGAATTTCAATCCACAAATGGGCGAAGGAACGGCGGCGGCGAAAGAAAACCGAATCCGTGTGAAATTGCGGAAGGGGTATTTTTTCATCGTCAACGAACGGGAATCCTACGAAGGGCCGGTGATCCTATGGGTCACAAAAGACGAAATCAAGGGGCAGGAACACAAGTTGGAATTCCTTGATGATGAACCGGCCGCAATGGCAATCAAAGCCAAGCCAATGGCGGTTCGTGAAACGGCCAGCTTGGAAACGAAGTTGGCGGAATTGAAAGCGTTGCGGGAACAAATCGATGTGTTGGAAGCCGAAATTGTGGCCGAGCAAAACCGGTTGAAGGAAGCACAAAAAGAAAAAGCATCACCACATACACTAGATCAACCGGGCACGGATCCGACGGGATCGGCCGAAGATGAAGCGGCGGCCGAAGATGAAGCGGCCGAATCAATGGCCGGGGCCGATATGCCGGGGTTCAATACACAAGCAAACCAAACCGAAAGCGATGGAACACCGGTGGTTCCAGAAACACCGAAGCGACGTGGGCCGGGGCGGCCAAAGGGTTCAAAGAATAAATCGAAGATCAAATTGTGAAAGGTGATCGCCAATGGCGATTCAATTATCACGGTTCGCCTATGTGACATTGGGCGAAGCCAAAGAATGGGCGCGGGCCAATATCGAAGGAAACCCGGAAGACGACGCGTTGAATTTGTTCATCAACGCGGCAAGCCGGAACCTTGACAACCACTTGAATTTTGAAGTGGTTTCCCGTGGGAAGATCACCGAGGTTCACACAATTCGGCGCACGGATTGGTCGCAAATTTGGCTTTTGCAACGGCCGTTGATTGAAGTGGTATCGGTTCACGAAGATCCAAATCAGGATTTCAACACCGATTCATTGTTGGCGGCCGACGAATACACCGTTGATAACGAACGCGGGATGATCACGCGGGTGAATACCGGGTGGCCGACATATTGGATCCTTGGTTTCGAAGTGGTTCAAGCGATCTATAAATCCGGGTTTGCCGACACCGAAAGCGTTGATTGGGAATACAAATCGTTGTGTTTGGAAACGGTGGCGCAATATTACTATCACGCCACGCGGAAACAATTTGCGGTTTCGGCAATCAAGGATCAAGCCGGTGATCGAACCTATATGGAATTCAATTTCATTCCCAAAGCGGTGAAAGCCAAAGCGGCGAAATTCGTGTTGCGGCGGTTCGGGACAATTACGGGGCGGCGGGTTTCAACGGAATTGATTGGCGTTGGAACCGTTGCGGGAACGGTTGATGATGGTGCGAATCCGGTGGTGAATGCCACATTGGTGTTGACATCGGATGGTGATTCGGATTGGAACCAAGTGGTTCAAACGGATGTGAATGGTTCCTATTCCGTGGCCAACGTTCCGATTGGAACGGTTGGGGTTCAGGGTTCCAAGGTTGGAACCGGGGTTGGCTCAAATTCGGGATCGCTTTCCGAGGGGGCCACATTGCAATTGGATTTCACGCTAAGTTGATGAAATGGGCGAATTAACACCGGAACAAGCATCGGCGGCGATGCGTGTGTTTGATCGGAACATACCGGCTTTTGTGAAAGCCGGGTTTGAAACCGGCTTGAACTATGCCGGGAAGTTGGCCGTTCAGAAATATCAAGTTGGTTCATCGGGCGGTTCACGGGATCCGTTTATCGATCCACCAAACCGGCCACCGGGGCCGTTGAAGATTCGATCCGGGCGGCTTCGGCGAAGCACAAAGCCGACAAAGGTTAAAAAGAAAGGGGATATCTATATTGGGGGATTGCAAGCATCCGCGCCATATGCGGCCATTCACGAATTCGGCGGCCGAACCAAACCCCATGTGATTATGGCCAAGGGGGCCAGCGTTACATCGTCGCGTTCCGGTGGAAGCGTTGCGACAACGCGAAGCCGGGGAAGAAAAACGCGGAAGGTTTTGCGATTCCGGGCAAATGTTGCTTCCGGGCGTTCGGGCGGTGTGAATGTGGGCGGGGCGTTCGTATTCACACCAATCGTGTTCCATCCGGGTTCCAATATACCGGCGCGGCCATATTTGAAACCGGCGTTGGAAGATGCCACGCCGATGATTGAAGCGGAAATCACGCGGGCGTTGATTCGTTTGTTTAATCGTGTTTGGCGGTGAAGAATGGCGATTCCGGATCCAGTAACACTTGACATTGGGAACCGAATCAAGTTGGCGCTTGAAGCGATCAACAAAACCGTCGGAACCGATTTCCATTTTCCAGCGACAAGCATTGAATGGGTTGGTGGGATTTCGCCACGGTGGTTCGAAAATCCCGAATGGGAATCCCAATATTGGATTGTGGTTCCACACGAATCCGCACAACCGGATACGGCGTTCAATTACATTTCAATTTTGGAAGTGTTCGTGGTGGGGGCACACAAGGGCAAGTGGTCGGATGATCCAAGGGCGAATGCAAAAATCACACCAACGAAGGAAAGCGTTCAGCATAAAATAGCGGCCGACATAAAATTGGCCGTGTTGAAATTGTTCCGAACCATAGTTTCCGATCCGGATGTGACGGATTCGGTGATCAATATAGATTTGACGGATATGAAATTCGAATTCGAGGAATGGCCATCGTTTGCGATTGTGTCAAGCCGGTGGGAAATCGAATTCCAATGGCAAAGCACACGGCCATGAACGGTTTATTTGATTTTTTCGTGGGGCAAGGAATGGCGTTGTTTTATCTTCATGCGATATTGCACGCGGTTGGTTTTTTCCTTGCGGGAACGGCGTTGGCATATTCGTTGATCGTCAAACGCCGGAACGACGCATTGGTGAAATGGATGGTGGAACATCAGGAAGAAACAAACGAAATCAAAACGGCGTTGAACCGGTTGTTGCATGATTTCTATTACGAAGACGGGGCCGGGGCACCTGGACATCCGGGGGATTTGCTTTGGGATGAATCGGCCGATTGGATACGGCGGGCGCGTGATAGATCGGAAGCCAAACGAAGGGCGGCCGAAAGCCAAGGGCGGCGGCGATGAAGATCGGATTTTATCTGTATCACATGAAGGTGGATGATCCGTCGGCGCGTGGTTTCTTCCAAACAGCGTTCCACCTTTACAACGGGTTGAAAAATAGCGAAGGGATCGAATTGATTGACATGGGGCCAAGGAACGCACACAAGCGGCATTTGAAGAAAGCCGGGTTGGATGCCGTGTTCCACTTTTGCCCCCCGCATTTTTACGATCATTGTGATGTTGCGCCAAATTTCGTTTTCACGATGTGGGAATCCCCGAAATTGCCGGGCGATTACGTGGAACGTTTGAAGAAAGCCGAATACCACATTGTTCCATCCACGTTTTGCAAAGACGTTTGGAAGCGGGCCGGGTTGGAATCGGCGATTGTTCCGTTGGGTGTGATGCCGGAAATCCTTCAATTGGATCCGGGGCGGCGGATTTTACGTGGGCCGGGCACGCCACGGATCCGATTTTTGTATGTGGTTTCGAGCAAAGAAACGCGGGAACGCAAAGGGGCCAGCTTGATCACACCGGCTTGGAAGGAAGCGTTCGAAGGGAATCCGGAAGCGTGGGCACACACGCAATTATATTTGAAATACGTGAATCCGGATCCAGCGAAACGCGAAATCAGGTTCCCATACAAGGATGAACGTTTGGTGATGGATGGGCGGCTTTTGGAAGTGAACGAAATGGCCGAATTATACGGTTCGGCCGACGTGTTCATTTATCCTTCGGTTGGCGAAGGTTTTGGATTGCCACCGCTTGAAGCAATGGCGGCCGGGGCGTTGGCGGTGTGTACGGATGCCGGTGGCATGTCGGATTTTATCAATTCAGAACGGGCATTGATGATCGAACGGTCACAACGGGCAACAATGAAATACGCGGAAGACGTGGAAATCATGGTTCCAACGGTTCACGATGTGGCCACGAAATTGAAGGGCGCGTTCAAGTGGTGGGGCACACCGACACTTGAAGGAATCAGAAAGCGCGGATACGAAACGGCGCGGGGCTACATTTGGCAAAATTCCGTGGCAATCTTAGCGCATACAATCGAAGGTGTTTTGAAACAAAGGATGGTGGCGGCATGAAGATCAGATTTTTGGGGCCACGTGATGGCGACAAGGGGCCGATCACGTTCAGGTTCCACAACAAACCGTATGTGATGAAAGCGGGCGAAGAATATGATGTCCCGCGAGGATTCGCACAAGCATTGATTGGTGGCGGTTCGGCGGAAATGGTTCCCACACCGGTTCCGGTTCCAAAGCCAACGGATTCATTTTCAAGTGTGTCGCGGCTTGAAGACGAATCAACGGAAGAAACCAGCGGCGAAGAAACAATGGCGGAAGTGGATTCGGGAAACACCGATGCCGGTTAGGGGGTAAGAAATGCCAGTTGCGAAAGGTTATGCCATAGCGGCCGGGCTTGCCACCAACGGGTTTCCCGTCGCGGCAAGCGGAACACTTGATTTGGCCACGAACATTCCTTCACCGGGCGATACGGTGGTGATCGGTTCGGTTACATACACTTTCCAAGCGTCTTTGGCTTCGGCGAACGATGTGTTGGTTGGAACCGATGGGGATGAATCGATTGCCAATCTAATCAACGCGGTGAACGCCGGGCCGGGCGAAGGAACGGTGTACGGAACGGGCACAACGGAACACCCGGATGTGAACGCATTCGCCGGAACGTCGGCCGACGAAATGGATGTGGAAGCTAAGGTGAAGGGCACGGCCGGAAATTCCATCACCACCACAACCACCATTTCCGGGGCCACATGGTCAAACGCGACATTAACGGGCGGCTTGGATGGTGGCCAATGGCGGGTTCCCGTTCTATGCGGCGCGAACGACGGGTTGGAATTGAAAACGGAATCCATCACGATGGATTCACAATTGATCAATTCCGACGGCGCAACCGGTGTTCGTTCCCGTGTGTCGGGTGAACGCGGAAACGAATTCCACGCCGGTGATGCAACGTTCGATATGAAATATCGGGGGTTGGATGTGTTGTTCGGTTTGGCTTTCGGTTTGGTGGCCGATCCGGTTCAACAAGGTGGTGAAGATGCGTATCTTCACTTGTTCCAACCGGCGTTGGATCTTGAAGGTTTGATGGGAACGTTGGTGTTCAACAAGTTGGTTTCGGTTTGGGAATATCCGTCGGCGAAGATCAATTCCATCACGATCACCCACGAAGCCGGGGGGTTGATGGAATTGTCGGTGAACGTGATCGCTTCCAGCTTGAACCGCAACCGATATTCCGGAACGAATAACTTCACCACGGTGGCATCCATCACGGTTCCAAGCGAACGCCAATTCGCCATTTTCGAACATCTTCAAGTGTGGATGAAGAAAAATGACGATGCGGAAGATTGGTTGGATACCAACAAGGTTTATCCGAATTCCGTTTCCTTCACCTTGAACAACAACATGGATGGGGCGGATGTGACGACACGTTATGGTCGAACCATCGATCAAGCGTTGGAAGATGGATTCTTCGAAGTGACGGGCACCATTGGTTTCAGCAAATACGAGGAAGAAAAATTTGTTGAAGCATCACAAACGAAGGATATCCAAAACATCAAAATGGAATGGACCGGGGATAAAGTCATTCCGGGCGCAACCACGGTTGTTCCCAAAATGACGTTGTATTTTCCCGAGGTTCAGATCGCCACGGCTTCACCGAACATGGAAGGGCCGGGCAAACTTCCGTTGTCGGCCGATTTCACGGCGGCGCGTGCATTGGCGGATCCGGTTGGGATTCCAACCGGGTATGGTGCATATGCCGTTTCGATGGAATTGACGAACGGCCGCACAACGAATCCGATTGCAAGCGTATAACGCAAAGCATAGGTTCGGCCGGTGTTTTTGGTTTGCGCACCGGCCGAACCACCGATTCAAAAAGCAAACCGAAACCCCGGATGATGGGCTACACCACAACGGGAAGTGGGGCCGAAAATGAGTGAAGATCAAATCAAGGTTGAACCGTTTTTGCGTGATGCGGTGGATCACGTTCGTGATAAGGGCGAACCGTGGCGCATCGGTTGGCGTGAATCCAGGTTGAAACCGAAAGACGGGAAGAAACCCGAACGAATCCCGGTGAATCTTTGGATTCGTCGCGTTCCAAAGGAAGTGAACAACGATATCGGGAAAGCGTATCGAAGCGAAAGGATTTTGAAAGACAATTTCGGGAACGAAAAACCGGAATACTATTTCGAACCGGAACGCTTGGATGCCATGATCGAACACAAAGCGATGTGGATGTGGGTGGATGTTGAAAATTTCGTTGTCGAAATCTTGGATGAAGACGCGGCGCGATTGTATGAAAAAGCAATGGGCAACGGGAAGCCATTAAAAGTTGGCGATATGGTTCAGCTTGACGGGCATTTAACCGATGAAGTGAAAGATCACTTGATGCAACGGTTCCCGTTCATCCGAACCGAAATCATGGCGTGCAATCGCCAATATGAATCGAGTGACGCGCACCGGGAAGAATATTTAAGAAAAAACTAACCGACTGGCTAGAATTCAAGTTGGATTTTAGTCAGGTTAAACAGGAACAATGTTTCGGCGAATTGAACACCGACGGAACATGGAAAAAGGAACCGTGTCGCGTTTATTCGAAATATTATGGTGACGGTTCCGGAAATGGATCAGCGTGTTTGTCACCGGATGCAATCAAATTCCATCAACGGGAAGCGAACCGGGCTTGCCCGTTGGTGGTGTTGCACGAAGACAACCGCGAAGCATCAAACATCGTTTGGCTTGCCATAGCGGAACGGTTCCATTTCATCGGGGATCTATACCTTTCGGATTTGTTGCGTTATCGTCTTCCTTCCGAACGAATCAAAATAATCGAACGCGGGTTGTTCACTTTGCAAACGCCAATCGGGATCCGGGCGTTGCGGGGGAACCGGCCAGCGACAACACCGGGTGTCCACGGACACAAATCACCGCCAAGCAAACCATCACGCGTTCGAATACCACGACGGCCACCGGGGCCACACGGCGGGCGGCAACGGCGGCGAAGGTGATGTGATATGCCGGGAAAAAACACCATCCGAATCGATTTGGTTGTTGATTCCAAGGGCGCGGTGACGGGTGTTAAACAAGCATCCGGCGCGGTGGATCAGCTTGGAACGTCTTCCAAGGGCGCGGGGATGGGGTTTGCGGCGTTGACAGCTTCGTTTATTTCCGCACAAGTGATCATGGCCGGTGTGTCGGCCGCATTCCGAACGATGGTGGGGGCCATTTCTGGATCTATCGATTCGGCGCGTTCCTTCCAAGATGCGTTCACGGGGGTGTTGAAAACCGTTGAAGGAACACCGGCGCAATTCGCCAAATTAGAGGAAGGATTCCGGCAAATGGCGGTGGATATCCCCATTGCCGTGGAATCGCTTTTGGAAGTTGGCGAAGCGGCGGGCCAATTGGGAATTCCAACCGACAGGATTTTGGAATTCACCGAAACGGCCGCAATGTTGGGTGTCACCACAAATCTATCGGCGCAAGATGCATCCGTTGCGTTGGCGCGATTGGCCAATGTGACGGGCGGCGTCACCAACACCAATTTCCAGGCATTAGGATCCACGTTGGTGGGGTTGGGGAATAATTTCGCCACAACGGAATCGGAAATCTTGATGTTTGGCCAGCGAATCGCGGCCACCGGCGACATCATAGGTTTGTCACAAGCCGAAATTTTGGGATTCGGCGCGGCGTTGTCTTCGGTGGGGCTATTGGCGGAAGCGGGTTCCACGGCGATTCAACGCACATTTATCACAATCAACGATGCGGTGAAATCCGGTGGCGAAGAATTGGAAATCTTCGCCAAAGTGGCCGAACAATCCTTGAACACATCAATCAAGGGCGCGGATGGATTCAGGAAAGCATTCGAGGAAGACGCGGCAAACGCCACGGTGGCGTTCATTGAAGGGTTGGATCAGATCCAACAACAAGGTGGGAACGTCTTCGCCATTTTGGAATCGTTGGGGCTTTCGGGTGTTCGAACCGGGCAAGCGTTGTTATCGGCGGCCAAAGCCGGGGATGAATTGCGGCGGGCGTTGGATCTTGCCAATGAAACCTTCGCGCTAACCGATGCATTCACCCAATTGGAAGGGGCCGTTTCGGATGCCATTGGCGGTTCCACGGATCAGCTTGAAGCGTTCGCGGGTGTCGTGGGCATGTCGGCCGATGAATTCCAAAAAGCGTTCGAAGAAAGGCCACGCGAAGCGGTCAAAACCTTCGTTGAAGCATTGCAGGATTTGAAAGCGGCCGGGGGCGACGTGGAATCAACGTTGGCCAGCTTGGGTTTCACCAACGAAGATGTTGTTGACACGATGATGAATTTGGCCGATCAAACCGAACTATCGGCGGAACAATTCGCGTTGATCGATTCGTTGGGCAAGGAAGCCGAATTGCGGTTTGGAACCTTTTCAAGCCAATTGGAATTGACGGGGAACGCGTGGAACGATTTGGCGATTGAAGTTGGAAACGCAATCGTTCAAAACCAAGCGTTGGGCGAAGTGATGAAATTCATCCGTGAAATCATCGTTGCCGTTACCGACGCATTCAAAAACAACAAAGAATCCATCACCAAGTTGGTTTCCGGTGGGTTGGTGTTTCTTGTCGGGGCGTTGAACACCACAATCGATGTGTTCCAATTCTTCATAAAAATGCAATTGGATCAGATCAACGTCATCACCACAATGGCGCGGGCGTGGGCGGATTTCACAAACTTAATCGTTGACGCATCCGTGGCGTTGGGATTGATGCCGGAATCTATGGCCGGGACGATCAAAGGGATCACCGACATGGCCATAGGGATGGATGAATACGTTGACAAAGCGCGGGAAGTGGTTGGAAGCGGTGGGGCCGTTGATCAATTCCAGGTTGGGTTGGATGGCCTAATCAACAAAATGACGGATGCAACCGGGAAGCAATTGGCCAATCAAGATTCATTGGATCGAATGGCCGAAGCATCACGGAACGCGGGCGAGGGGGCAAAACAAGGTGGTGAAGGTGTCGCCGATTTGGGCGACAAAGCCGAAAAGACGAAATCCGAAGTTGAAAAACTAACGGAAGCATTTTCCAAATTATCCACCGGCCAAATCAAAACCGACATGTTGGCGGTTTCACAAGCGATCAACAACGTCGGCGGGGCGGCAAGTCTAAACAAAGAACAATTGGAAACGGCGGCCAAATCCATCGAACGTTTCCGCGAAGCCGGATTGACGTTGACACCAACACTTCAGGAAGTGGAACAACGGTTGGTGGCGATGGGGTTGGATGAACGGTCAAAAGAAATTCAGAAAATGGCCGATCAATTCGTCAAATTGGGCAAAGCGGCAAAGATAAAGGAAGCCGACAAGCTATTGGCGACACTTCAAAAAATGGGCGGCGTTGCCAATCTAAACAAATCGCAAATCATGGCGTTGGGCGATGCCATTGAAGATTTGGGATTGGAAGCGGCCGACGTTCCCCCCGAATTGCAAGAAATCATCGACAAGATGAACGAATTGGAAAGCCAAGGGATTGTTGCGAGCATCGTGAAAGACATGAAGCAATTATCCGGCGTGGTTTCCAGCGAAGGGCGGCAAGCGTTCGATCAGATGCGGGCGGCGATGGAACAATTGCGGGCGGAAGGGTTCGAACCATCCAACGAAGCAATCATCAAAATGTCGGAAGAATTGGATCGGTTGGCCGAAACCGATCCGGGGCTACGTGATGAAATCGCGGCCGTGAAAGACGAATTCGACATTGCGCACGGTTCGGCCGTTGATTTCGGGGCAACCATTGAAGGGTTGGCCGATTTGTTCATGGCGTTCGGTATCGATGCGCAATCAAGTTTGGGTGGAATCATCCAAGGTTTTTCGATGTTGGGCGCGGCGTTGCCAGCGATGACGGATTTTAACAATTCCATTTTGGGCGACAAAGGTTTGTCTGGAATGGATAAATTGCAAGCCGGAATCGGCGCGGCGGCGCAAGGATTTTCAAGTTTGATGTCGGCAACGGCCAGCGGTGGGGCCGGGGCATCGGCGGCCAAGGGCGCGTTGTCGGGGGCGAGCACGGGCGCGGCCATTGGGGGGCCGATTGGTGCGGGCATCGGCGCGGCCGTCGGCGGGATCGTTGGATTCTTCCGTGGGCGTGGGCGTGACAAGTTGAGAAAGGAAATAGAAAGCGCGGTGGGGGCCACCGTATCCGAAGGGTTGGCGGATGCGATCAAGCAAGCGGCCAAGGAAATGGATATTTCCGTGGCCGATGCGGCGTTGTTGAATCTTTCGGATATCTTCGGCGAAGTTGGGATCGAAGGGTTTGAAGGTGGATTGGGCGGCGCGGCCGATGCCGTTACAACGTTGATGACAAAGGTGGCCGACGGTTCCATTGATGCCAAAAAGGGCGTTCAGGAAATCGGCGAAGCGTTCAGCATTATGGCATCGGAAGTTTATAAAGCCGGTGAAGTGGCCGATGCCGAATTCATTAATCTAATTCAAAACCAACGCGAATTAGGTTTAGAGGTTCCAGAAATAGCGGCTTTCGTCGCCGATCAATTGAAAATGGCGGCGGAAGGGATCAATAAATTCGTCGGCGGAATCCAAATCGTTGACATTGAAGACGCGCAACAACAAGCCACGATTTTCACCGGGGCGTTTTTCGCCACGATGGAAGAGGAAGGTTTGTTGGCGGCCGTGGACGCTTTGAAACCCGCGTGGGATGAATTGCAAAGCCAAGTGGCCGAATTGGGCGGGGGCGTTGATTTTGGTGGCGTTGGGCGCTTGTTCGAAATCGCGGGTTCCGAAACCTTCCGGCCGTTGGTTGAAGGGGTTTTGGGGCTTGATGAAGCGTTGCAAGGTTTGGCGAACACCGGTTATTTGACGGTGGATTCATTCGATGCAATCCAGGGGCAAGCGGGATCGGCGTTCGAACAATTGACAGCGGCGGGGCTAACATCCGAGGAAGCATTAAAGCAAATGGGGCCGTTGTTGAACAATTTGGTTCAGGCATCGAATGAATATGGCTTCGAATTAGACGCGAACACGCAATCATTGATCGGTCAGGCACAAGCGGCCGGTGTGGCGTTCCGTGTCGAACCGATGCAACAAGTGGCCGACACGATGTTGTTGGTTGCCGAACTATTGGGGGCCACCGAGGAACAATTAGCGGGCGTTGCCGGTGGGTTCCAAAATGTCGGTGAATCGGCGGCCGGGGTTGGTGCCACGGTGGGCGAAGGATTGGCCACGGTGGGCGATACGATGCGAAGCGGTGGCGAAATGGCGGCCGAAGGATTCATTGAACCGTTGCGTTCGCAATTGACCGAAATGTTGCCGATGCACGGCGAAGACGCGGTGAATTCAATCGTTGAAAAATTCGCCGAAAAGGGGCAAGAATCCGCCACCGGGTTCATTCAACCATTGATTGATGGGGTTTCAACACAATTGCCGGAAGCGGCAAATGTGGGCGCGGAAGGGTTGAAGACGGCGTTGGCCGGGGCCGGTGAAGAAACCTTGTCAGTTTTGGATCCTGTCAAGATGGAATTGGCCGAAGGTTTGCCGGGGGCGGCGGCCGAAGGGGCCGAGCAAATCAAAAACGCATTCGGCGCGGCTTCCGAAGGTGTCAAGGAAGGGTTGACACCGGTTGTTGACAAATTCGAAACCGAAATCAAGGGGGCCGGGGAAACCACATCGAATGTGATCAAAGATGCGTTCACCGATGCCAACACCCAAATCGAAGGGGGGTTGACAAAAATTGAATCGGTGATTGGAAGCGGAATCACCGGGGCGGCCGATGCGGCGGCCGATGCCGTGTTGGGGATTGCGGATGCGGCCAAAAAAGCGGCCGAAGCGGCGGCATCAATCGATTTTCCAAGCGCACCGGATTATCCGGGCGGAAACGGCGGCGGCGGGGCCGACAAATCAGCGGCGGCCGGGTGGTCGGGGATGATCAAGCGGGAAACGGATTTCACCGTTCATCCGGGTGAAATGGTGAACGTGTTCACGGCGCAACAAGTGGCCGGGATGAAAAACGATCATGTGTCGGCGCAGGAAGGATTCGGCGGCGGCATCACGGTTTCGTTCGGCGATCAAAACATCAATCTTCCGGCCGGGGCGGCCACGCGGGGCGAAGATGGTGAAACAAGGGTGTCGATTTCTTTGGAAGATTTGAAGGAAGCATTGCGGGAAGATCGGGAAGGGATCGTTCAGGAATTCCGTGATGTTTTATTCGAGCAAACATAGGGGGTTTGGGCATGTCTTCAAAAACGGCGATTTCCGGGCATTGGGCGCGGGTGGCAATGGTTTTGATCGGGTTCGGGCTTTTGGTGGGCATATGGGCCGGGATTGACGCTAGGGATGGGCGTCCCTGGACGGCACACGCACAAAGCCGAATCCGCGTGAACACGATGTTTTCCGCCTATGATCTATCGTCAACCACATACGTTTACAACGGATCCGGTGGGGCCGGAACGAATGATGGTTGGTTCACGGTGGCCACCGAAAAGGAACGGGCGATCCAAGTGGATATCGCCACATTAAACGCCACAAGCGTGGAATTTGTGGTGGAAGGGCGGCTTTCCGGCGAATCCACGGCGGCGCAAATTTGGCCAGCTTCGGGGAACCGTAGTGAAACGGCCACGGGATCCTTCATCGTCTATATTCCGGATGCGATTCATCAGGTTCGGTTGGGCATGAAGATCACCGGCGACAGCGGAACGCAATCGATTGACGCGGTGTTGAATACATATGCACCGGATGCAAGATAAAGGGGGAACCGATGAAATCCGAGGTTTGGCGGGCCATAAAGGGCACATTCAAAGCGTTCGCGGCCGTGGGGATGGTTTGGTTCATGTTGTCGGCCGTGATTGCCATAGACGTGAAAACACACGCATTCGGGATTGACGCAAAAACACTTGATGCGATTTCACGGATGGTTTCTTCCACCGGGATCACCGTTTGGCCGAATCATTCCAGCGATCCTTATACGTGCAATTCGAACAACGAAAGCGGCTATTACTACAACACCACCACGTCAAAATTTCGTCTTTGCAATGGATCGGCGTGGGCCGATTGGGATTCGGCCGTTCAGGATTTAACCGATCTTTCCGACGTGTTCATTTCTTCACCGTCAAACAATCAGGTTTTGAGATATGACGGCGTGACGGATAACCGGTGGGAAAACTCGGCTTCGTCGGCGGCGGCGTTGGATGATCTTTCGGATGTGAATTCATCTTCACCCACGAACGGATATGTGTTGACATGGGTTTCACCACCGGGGGAATGGCAAGATTCGGCGGCTTCGTCTTCAAGTTTGTCGGCGCTAACCGATACAAGTATCACGACACCGGCCGAAGGGGAACGGTTGGTTTACGACGGAACCGACAGTTGGGATAACACCGACATTATGGCGGAAACCTTGATTTTCCCCGTTCAAGATATTTTGACGTTCACCGAAACGGAACAAAGCGTTGTCACATCCGACAACCAAGTGAAGGTTTTTAGGTTGACGGTTCCACTTCCAATCGATGTTTCCCGAATCATTTGGGCCACGGCCACCGTTTCGGCGACAAATTGCGATTACGGGGCGGTGGGGGTTTACACATTAGACGGGAACACAAAGTTGATCGATTCCGGCGCGGTGGCCTATTCAACCAACGATCAATACAACAACATCGATATCACCGACGTTTATTTGGAAGCCGGGGAATATTGGTTGGCATACACGGCCACCGACACCGGAACATCTTGTGCGGTTTTGTGTGCGGCGGATCCGGGCCGAACAACGGTTCCGAATTTCGAAGTGTTGATGAACACCCAAACCGTTTTCATTGGAACGGCGGCGAATCCGTCTTCATCGGGGGCGTTACCATCCACACTTGGAACAATCACGGGAAATTCCGACGTGGATCGAATTATCGTGAAATTCGTGGGGGCATAAAATGGCGAATTCATACATCGAATTGCCGGTTCAATCGGGCGGCCAAAAAATCGATTCAGATCAATTGACGGTTGCCAGCGAAACCGTTGAACGCCAGCGATCCCAAATCGCGGGCGATGCGGCGGCGGCAATTGCGAATGTGATCGCCACCGTTCCAACCACGTCGGATTATGGGTTGATGACACGACGGGCGTTGAATCGTTCAGCGGTTCAAACGTTCCATTCGGCGCAAGTTTTGAACGCGACACAAACGCAAGATGGTTCAACGGCTTTTGATTGTTCACCATACCGGAAGGGAAGGATTTATTTAACGTTGACGAAGGTGAACGATCCAACCATTTTCACCATTGTTCCAATTTATTCGGATGATGGTGGAACCGATTGGTTTGAAGCACGCGATGATGAAGTGAATGTGACGGATATGGCGGAAGTTGGATCCACGTTGAAGATTTCATTTCCCGTCAATGTGTTGGGGCGTTCAATCAAATTAAGGATCAAAGGTGACACCGACGCATCGAACACATTCACGGCAACCGTCACGGGCGAATTTTACGGATAAGGGGAAAAAATGCCGGGTGGCGCGGCTTGGATGGGATCACTTCAAGCGGATGTTCCGTGGGAAGGTGAATTATCGGAAAATTTGTATTTGCAAGCGGTGAAACCGGCCAGCTTTATTGTCCCCGTTCTAACAATCGATCTTCCGAAAGACGAAACAAGCGTTGTTTTGAAGCCGAACGAAACCACGCTTTCCGATCCGGATCAAGCGTTGGTTGGCGGGGCAACGTTGCACGAAGTGTTGGATGATGATCCGGATTCCCCCGACGATAACACGTCATATTGCCATTTTTCAGCAAACCAAGATGATCGGAAAGAATCCCGAGTTGGATTCGAAAACCTAGCAACCGATTTTGTTGAAATCACCGAGGTTCGGATCTTTTGCCGGGCGCGGTTGGTATCGGCCGATGATGGTTCATGGGTGTTCGGAATCCGAACGAATTCCACAAATTATTACCGCGACAAATGGGCCGACACGATTTCCACAACCGACAAAGATCGATTTATGAATGTGGATTTCCGAACGCAATCAATTGTGTTGCCGACGAATCCGAGCACCGGCCAAAATTGGACGGCGGCCGAAGTGAACGCGTTGGAAGGTGTGATCATTGCGCAACCGGAAAGCTATGGCGACATCAGCGGCCAACGATTCACGCAAATGTGGATCGAAGTGGATGGAACCACGGCAACGTCGGGCCAGTATGCGCCAATCGCGGTGAATTCCCGAAGTTTGGGATTATTCGAAGGGCGAATCATTGCGTGGAAGGATCCAACGTATTCAGTTTTGAACAATCAGAATTCGATCCAGAAACCGACATGCGGCGCAACGTTGGCCGATGGTGATAAGAAATGGGCCAATATCGTGGCGAAGTACGGTGATCGGTTGACGGGGGTTGACA